CTTTGATTAAGATGTCGCGAATAATATCTGCAGTTCTCAATCCTTTATATGATTTACTTACTCGTTTTTGATTTGAGAATATCAATTCTTCAGAGCAGAAAAATAAAGAATAAATTTGACCAGAATCTGATGCAGGCTTTCTACCACCAACTTTATAAATTCTAAAGACTTTTTGTATAGGTTTTCCAAGAGATGGTTTATCGATAGAAATTCGAATAAACTCGTTTCCGCAAAAATAAAAGTTAGAAAAGATGTCGTGACCATCTTGAATTACAATCGTTCCGCTCATGACTGAAGAGTAGATATCTTGGAACAATTGAAGTTCCATAAAGATTTTTCTTACATCAACGACTTGACCGCCAGAATTAATTAAATCTAGCACCTTTATCTCATAATCTTTAGAGTTTGTTAAACCAGGAGATTCCATAATAAATCATATTCTCATTAATTGTTTAAATTCTTGCTCAATGCGAGTCACATAAGAGGGGTCAACTAATTGGATTGTTCTTCTGTTCTCATTCTCATTAACTTCGTATTGATAATTTGATATAGCCTTATTTCTAATAACAATAGTCACCGTTTGACCATTATCTAAAGTTTTTTGCTCGCTGCTCACAACAAGAGAGGTGTCAGCCGTTCCTGGAAGAGTTCTATCAACTAATGTCAAAGTAACAAAATTGTATTCTTTATCTGAAATTATATGTGAATCTATCGACTCATAAAATTTAATTCCATTATAGGTTACTGTTTTTGTAGTCTCTTCTTCATAATGATGAATTGTTGTTTGCGCTTGTTCTATTGTTTGATCATATTTGTTCACAACGTATTCATCAAGTACAGAACTTTTCAATGGGAACTCATATAAAGGATTAATATATTTGTTGAATAATAAAATAATCCAACTACGATATTCACTTCCATAAATTTTATGGGCAATGATTTCTGGTGTATCTGAATCTTGAACTTGGTATTTAAAATAAATTGCCGAATTCTCTGAGATCTCTTTCAAGAAAGTAGATCTAGCAAAAATATTAGTAACAGCCTGTTGATTTAGTGTGTTCTTATCAAAGGTGTATAAAATTTTAGGAAAATAATTAAAGTATCCTAAAGATGCCATTAGTAGCCTTCCTCAACACGAGCTTTATGAATAAGTTCGAGTTCTTTAAATCTTAATTGCATTGAAACTTCTACTGGCATACCATCATCAAATGTTGTCCATTGACCAGCTGATGCATAGTTGACGTCTATACCAACTAATACACAAGATGATATTTTATGTATGTTTGTATTTTCTGCTCCATTATAGAAAAATTTGATATCAAATTCTGCTGGTGGAATGAAGAAACGTCCTTGTGATCCTGGGAGTAGTTCTGGGGCTGAATGGAATTTAAATTGTTTAATAATTTTACGAATTGCAGAGGCTTCTGCAACGCTTCGTGCAATCATCTTAAAATCAAATAAGAATTCTCTGTGTCCTGTTTTCTGGTAGAGAATTTCAACTTGGGGATTGAGAGCAAGACCAGCAGAAAACAGAATGGCTTCTTTCATGCCTGCTCCAAACACTCCAGATTTTTCTGCGAGCGTTCCACCGAGTTCAGCGAGAGAACCAACACCAGCACCCTTTAAATTGACTTTAGTCCCATCACCAAATGTTTCGTTGAAGTATCCTTCAACACTCGCCCCAACTGATGACGCGCCTTGTCCAATCGCACCAACCATACCCAATGCTTCCGTCATAGAAATTTCGCCATACTCATGCACAATTTGCTGATTAATTGTGTCAGGCATATACATCGATATCGTTGAACTAATTCTTTTCGTTTTTCTTGATAGGTTTATTGATTCAACAACTGCAGTACCCAATGCTCCACCAAGTACACCACCACCAACAGCTCCTCCGACAGCACCAGCTGGTCCACCAAGAGCAAAACCTAATTGTCCACCAATCTCACCTGCAGCTGCACCAAACGCAGCACCACTAACTAAAGAACCGAAAAACCCAACACCCTCTGTAGCCAGCTGACCAATACCGCCACCAGCATCAAGTTCTCTATTTGCGTTAATGGTAGCACCAACTCCAGTTCTTTCAGTAACGTTATATTGCGACTTTTCCTGTACATTGATGTAAAAAGTGATGTAATGAAGACCTTCGAAATTATTAGTTCCGAGATCAATTGGATATCGTAAATCTGACGATGCGAATGCGTTTCTCGTAAGTTTCTCAAGGGGACCTTTTGCTGCGTATGGGTTAAGGTCTTGAGAAATCGTCATAGGTGAGATAGGAGATGGCATTAAGATTCCCTAAAAGTTCTTCTAAATAGTCTCATGGCATATTCAGGTAAATTCAGTCCCAAAAATACCAATAAATATTTAGGCGATCCTACAAACATATGGTATCGAAGTTTGTGGGAGAGAAGAGTTATGGTGCATTTAGACGAAAATACCAACGTTGTTGGTTGGTCGAACGAAGAGATCGTAATTCCTTATTTATCGCCTGTAGATAATCGTTGGCATCGTTATTTTCCCGACTTTTTTGTGAGGGTACAGAATAAAATTGGTGTGATTGAGTCTCTCATTTTAGAGGTAAAACCTAAAAGCCAGTCTGTTCCTCCACAGAAGAAGTCGAAGATTACACGAAGATACATCAATGAGGTTATGACTTGGGGCGTCAATGAGGCGAAATGGAAGGCTGCGACAGAGTATTGCAAGAATAAGCAATGGACTTTTAAGGTTATAACAGAGGAACATCTCGGAATCTAATGCCATCACTATTCGATAAATTAAGTCGAGAAATGACCGCTGCTGGTATTCGACCACGAAGCGCAGAAGCCAGAACATGGCTTGGCAATAAACTAATGGCACTTCGAATGCCAGCTGATCGTTCGAATGTGCTAAATGACGCTAGAAGAATCTCTCCAAGAGCGTTTATAGGTCGTATGTACACCTATCAGTACGATCCGAAACTTAAAGATGTTCTCCCAGTTTGGGATAAGTTTCCTCTAGTCATTCCCATAGAAATGTATCCAGACGGATTCTTAGGGTTAAACCTACATTATCTCGATCCATACAGTCGACTCGCTCTTTTAGATCGCTTGCACGATTTTATAAACAACGATAAATATGACGATACAACAAAGTTTCGTTTATCGTATGATTTGCTCGCGAAATCGCGCAGATATAAAATGATTCAAGACTGTCTAAAAAGATATCTATTGAATCATATCGTTTCTTCTATGATTTACATTGAGCCGAATAATTGGGAAACTGCGATCTTCTTACCAACGCAAAAGATGGTGTATAAAAGGTAATGGCATTTAATGTAAACAAATTTATCGCGCATTTCGATTCTCATGCAGGATTCTCGAAAACATCTAAATTTGATGTTATCATTACGGTCCCTCCATTCTTGCAATCATATGGAACGGCAGAGGAACTCTCGCTTCAGTGTGAATCTGCAGAATTGCCTGGATATACTATTAACACAGTAGAAAGTAAGATCTTTGGAGCACCGACTCCAGTTGCTGGAACTCCAGCATTCGGCGATTTAACCTTGACCTTTATTTGTGCTGGCGATCTTTGGGAAAAACGCTTTTTCGACCGATGGTTAGACTTCATTATCCCAAAACAAACATACCTGGTAAATTATAAACAAAGTTATGTTACTGACATGGTAATTCGCCAATACAGCGAAGGTACTCCAGGATCTGAAAGCGGTTCCGCACCAAAACCTTCTGTAATATACGCATGCAAATTATTAAATGCATTTCCAGCAACTGTAAATGCATTGAATTTGAATTGGGGTACAGATGATATTCATAGACTTTCTGTTTCCATTAAATTTGATCGTTGGCTGGATGTGAGTGCGCCATCAGTTCCTACACAAGAACCTATTCGCACCTCTTCAGCATCTGTCGATGGAGTTGCAAGCACATCAGCTGGGCAATTCAATTTAAGACCTACAAATTCGTTAACTCTACCGAAAACAAAACCATTTATTGGTGGTGGAGGAGGATTTGCTGGGGGTGGTGCTTCTGGTGGTTGGTAATAATATGGAGTAAATTATGGCTTTACCAAAATTAGATTATCCAATTTTTGACGTGTATTTAAAGTCTTTGAATAGAAAGGTTAGATTTAGACCATTTCTTGTGAAAGAAGAAAAGTTGTTGTTGATGGCTAAAGAAGCCCAAGATCTTTCTTCTCTCCTAGAGACTGTAAAACAAATTATCAACAATTGCGCATTAGAGGAAATTGATATTGATGATATTCCTCTATTTGACCTAGAACTTATCTTTATCAATCTTCGACTTAAATCAGTCGGAGAAGTTTTAGAACTAACATATAAATGCGAAAATATTGTTAATGATGAGAGATGCGGCAACAATATGACATTTGAGGTTGATTTAAATGAAGTGAAAGTTGTTGAGCCTGAGAATCATTCGAACAAAGTTATGATTAATGATTCTATTGGTGTCATTTTAAACTATCCTTCTTTAAAGATTTCAGCATCTGTTGCTTCTCAAATGGATAGCATTGAGAATATTTTAGATTTAATTTATGAACACTTAGATTATGTCTTTGATGAAGAATCAAAATATGAGGCGGGAAGTTTTAGTAAAGAAGAATTTTATGACTTTATGGGAGCGTTGAGTTTGGATCAACTAGAGCCATTTAAGAACTTCTTTAGTACAATGCCTTATGTTGAAACTCATAAAGATGTGAAGTGCAATAAATGTGAATTTGAGCATAAAATTTTCGTGCGAGGAATCGACGATTTTTTCGGCTAATGTTTGGTTATGATAATTTAGCGAACTATTTCAATTGTAATTTTGGTTTAGTTCAGCATCACAAGTGGTCTGTGAGTGAAATTGAAAATATGTTGCCTTGGGAAAGGCAAACGTATGTCTCATTGCTCATGAATTGGTTGAAGGAAGAGAAAGAAAGAATTAAGTTACAACAGCAGCAACAAAAAAGTGCTGCGGCTAAAATAACTAGAACTCGTAGAAGAAAATGAAAATACAACAGACAAGAAGCATTGATCGTCTAAAGAAAAAATCTCAGCAAAAGAAAGGGTCTGAATCACCTGAGATTAAAAATTTAATGGAAATGCAGAAACAAGCATTTGATGAGACAACTCAGAGTGCAGAGGGTTCTGGTGCATTTGGTAAAGCGTCAGCTGGTTTGAAAGGTCTTCAAGCAGCCTATGACTTACAACAAGAATTTAAAGAAGCCAAAACTGGTGTTCAATCTCGTTACGGTAATATTGCAAAGGCTTTAGGTCTTGCAAATAGCAAACAAGCCGAAATGATTGATAAAATCTTCGGTAAGAAGTTATCAAAAGATGAAGTGCAAAAAAGAAAAGAAAAGTTTGGGATTAAAGATAAAGAAGACATCGCACGAAATAATAAAGCAAAAAAAGAAGAAACAGCTGAGAAAATAAAGAAACGAGATGAGATGTTGAAGGAAATCTTCAATGTCGTTATGGAAACATCAAAGATCTTGAAGAGCGTTCAGTTGTCTGTGGAAGGAATTGCGAATAAACTCAGAGCAGGTCAGGCAAAAGAAACTCCAGCATCAAAACGAGACATGAGAAAACTTGAGAAAAAATCTGGTCTCAAGTATTCAAAAGAATCTGGTAGATATCGTGACGTTGATAGTGGTAAATTTGTAAGCAATGAAGCCGCTAGACAACGAATGAATTTAAGACCAACAGCACTAAAGACTGCAACCCCAGCTTCAACATCAACAGCCATGGGCGCTCCACCTCCAAGTGCTTCGAAGATTGACACAGATTTGCAAAGTAAAACCATTGGTGGTGCTGAAATAAAAGAAGCAGAACCAAAAGATCCTAATGCTGGTCTTGGTAAAAAAGTAGATAAAGTACAAGACACACTTGACGATATTATGGAAATCTTCTCAATTAAAAAGTTTTATAGACTTATAGGTGGAGCCATTGGTGCATTGATTCCTGGAATTGTTGCCATAGGTAAATTCTTATGGGGAGTTGCTCAAAAAGGTTTTGCAATTGTAACGGACATTGCATCTAAAGTGTGGTCAAATATTAAAGAATTTTTAGTTGGAATTAAACTAGAAATTCCAGAAATAATGGGGCAGTTCGAACTGCCAATC